CACAAGATTCAATCCGTGCGTCAATGGAAGGTCAAATGGATTACCAAAAACGTCCCAGTTATGTAGAGATTTCACACCAGAAGGAGAAATTACATACCCGCAAATTGGATATTCTATATCTTTATTGATATAACAAATTTGAAATTCCCAACCAGCGGCAGTTATACATTTTCCCCCAGCATTGACAAAATCAAGAATTGTGAGCATTCAATTTCTCCATAGCAAATTTAAGAGATTCATTTAACCTATCAATAAAAGTAGTATCTTTAGAGCGAATAAGGTTTTCTTTCAATTCAACTATATTTTTATCACAAGGATCTTCTAATACCTTATTCAAAAGGGTATTATTCATTTAGATACGATCTCAAAAATTTTAGTTCCTATAGCAATGAATAACCAAACCCAACCAATAATAAATTTATAATTAGTTTCATTATTAGCAGAAGCAATCCAAACTTGAGAAATGATTATACAAGTATAAAAGAATAATTTACTTTCCATTCTAAGTCCAATTTTCCCAAGATTCTAAATTGAAACTAAGGCGAAGATAAATCTTAGGATCACCTTCATACTTATTACATTCTACCCTAAAACCACCACATTCTGTAGTATAATCCGTTTCTTTAGATTTAAGACATTCGGTTACAGCAGTATTCATTAGTTTTCTAGCGTGTTGGCGAAGTTCATAAATTTCAGGAACTCCATTAGAACCAGTCCATTCCCAATTAAGAAAATCCATTACCTTCTTAACTTTTTCGAAGTCGAAGTTATCAAGAATTTCATTAATATCATTGGTTGAATCATTATAGACCGTCTTCTTCGGTTCAATACTCCATCTATAATTTAATTGATCAAATTTTGATGTTTCGATATCTTCTGGATTTGTCAATAATAAATCATACCAAGGAGTAACATAATCCACATTTAGTCGATATCTAACCTTATCACCTCGTTTATACGCATCAATCAATGATTGAGTAAACTCGTCCGGTTTAACCCGATATTCGATATTTTCAAACCAATGCGGGGTTGGAGTATCTACCCAACCAAAAAGTTCTTTTACTTGAATAGCTTTTCCGTCTGCCCATTGCTTAATGCAATCTTTATGTTTATGCGCCATTACTTATTCTCCAGTGTTTCAATTTTATGTTTAATACTATCCATTATCTCTAGGATTTTATCAACCTCTTGATTGTTCTTTTGAATCAACAGAAGTTGTTCAGTTTCTTTCTGTTTAGCAAAATAAATCTTTTGCCCAATCCAAACAGCATTGGTAATCATAGCAAGACTTAGTACAAAATAGAAAAGCTTTTCGTTCATACACACCTCAAAAATTCAACAACAAGTATAGTCTACCGTAGAACGAAGAAAAAGTCAAGCGTTAGCAACCTTCTGAATTATCTTCTGGAGAAATTGCTGGAGTACATTCTTGAAATGTTGTTTCTCCATAACGTCTTGAATAATACCATTTCTTATTACAAGTAGTACAAGTCGTTTCTCCAGAGGTAGTATTACCGTCAGGATTGGTATTATTCCCATGCTTATCGTAAATTGGAGGATAATACATGGAAGTAGTCATTCCAATACCGTATTGAAATCTGCAATCTTCTCTTGGGCAATTTGGGTTTGGATTATTCATTGTTAAACCTCGTCAAAATGTCTTTCTAGTTTATGTTCTTGAATATAAGAACAATAATCAAAAGTATGAGATTCTCTAACTGTAGCAGCAAAATAAAACAATAACAATAAACGACTTACTTCATAGGCAGTAATATCTTCTTTGGGATTATACTCATATCGTTTATCTCCATTAGGAAATACAATATGCCCAACAGAAATTTTACCGAAAAAGACGCCAATATCTGCGTAGGCACTATCAATTTTATTTTCCATCATCAACAACTCCAATTATCTTACAATGTTTGTCTCTAGGTAATGCTTTTTCACATTCTTTTATTGAATCATGGTACTCCGTGAGAGGAGATGAAACCATTCCAACAGAAACCACTATACCCAATAAAAACGCTAAAACTATATTTACGGCGGAAATAACAAAACTAAAATCATTCATCTTTGTTAAACCTAAAACTTTTCTTCAGTCGTTATCAGAAGTTGGTTAGTTTCTTCGTCAAAAGAAACATTAACCCAGTCATCCTTTGAAATAGGAAATCTATGAATGGTATCGCCAGAGCGGAATTCTACTTCTTCTGCCGATCTAAATTTAGAAAATTCTATTCCACCGTAAATATAGTTGTGGAGATTTAGATATCCGCAGTTCATGCCAATACCATATGAATCCATGTAGAAATTAAATACGTCGTACAAAACGTGACGATAACTACCCTGTTCTTCTACATCGCCTTTATGAATCTTAGAACATACATAAAAGAATGCTTTTAGTTTATCATCATAGGATAGATTATCCCAGAACGATTCGGCATCCTTCTTATATTGTTCGTCAGATGCTTCTATTTCTTGGCGCAACTTTTCCATTTCTGGAGAATCAAGCATTTCTTTGAAATTTTTCTTTTCGACTTCGTATATTCCTTTTTCTTCAGACATAGTTAATCTCCTAAAACATTCCAAAATCTAAATTGTTCAGACAGTTTTTCTATTACGATATATTTCTCATCACTAGTAAGATTTTTCATTCGATTTTCTACTACCTTGGTAATATCATCACAAATATCATCATATACTTCATAGGGATCAAAAGTATTAAGATCATCTTCTGATATGTTAAAAATCCTAAAAAATTCTTCATTATCTATATTTTTTAGAAATGATTCTTTTATTGGTTTTACTTCTTCTTTCTCTAGTAGATCATAAAGATATGTTAAATATGTTACAGATAACCCAATATAATATGTATCTGTTTGAATGCTTCCGTGAATCGCTTTTAGATTATTGATTAGATCAGGAATCTGGTTTCTAAATTCGCTCATTTTCCAACCTTTTTCCAAGAATCATTACGAATATCCAAATCTACAACCTCTCCCCAGATACGCCAGTAGTTGGGGATTTTATCTGGATGGCATCCAAGAAAATGTTTCTTATCAATTCCCATCGCATCTGATAGAAACTGTTCCACATCATCCCAATTATAATATTCTAAGGTTTGAGGTTTCATAATTTAATGCCCCAAGATTCTATAAATTTTTTGTTAATAAAAAGTTCAAGGAAATCCGTATAATACATGTCTGTTACGTATCCTCCTGCAAATGTAAATAGAAAGTAGTCTCCTCTTATTCCCTTCACCACTAATTCTTGTCTCAAGGTATCTTCGGAATCAAAGGGGTAAAATACCAATGTATCTCCAATTTGAGGACAAGGAGCAAGTCGGAATAACCACCAGCGTTTAATCCTCCACCACATAAATTTCTATCTTACTTTTTTTGTAGGCAAACAAACTTATATTCTTTCACGGTTCCTCCAACCAATGGATTCCCCTCTTGTCCTGCTTTTTGACAAGATTCTAAAGTAGAAAACCCATCAACAGAATTAAGAGCAACACTATCTCCTTTAGAGAAGGCTCCAGCATAAATAAACATCACTAATACATAACTCATTCATCATCTCCATAAATAAACATCACTAATATATAACTCATTCATCATCTCCATAAATAAACATCTTAGGAACAGCATCACCCATTTTCATTGAAGTTTCATAGTTATTAAGAATTCTATCAAACTCAATAATTCCAACTGTCTTACATTTGAGAGCGTGTTGTCTAAATTCACAACCTTCTGATAATACTAGAGGATAATCCTTAAAACGTCTCCAAGATTCATACCAACCTTCGCTCACAAACATAGCACACCAAAGTTTTTCAAGATGGGTAATCATTATTTTCCTCAATAAAAGAATAATCTTCTTTATCATTGCCATTAACATAAACAGGAATTATGTCATATCCTCTATTCTTCCAATATTGATGGTCAAATTCAGTTTCTATGAATACTGGTCCGACAGGTTCAGATTTTTGATTACCAAAAAGATAAGGACCAAAATTACCATCACCAACAACAAACCAACCTATTTGTTCCATATTATTTACCTAAGAAAAATATCTTGAAGAAAAGGAGTACCCATCTTCATCGTGCCAATAAACATCCTCGTCCCGATATTCTCTCCAAATGTCAGCATACCTTTGTTCTTTTAGAATTTCATCAATGTGATCTAAATTCCTATGCCCATCGTCACGAACAAAACCAGGAGATTTATAGGTTTCTACCATTTCTACAAATTCTTCATACGAAACAGCCTCGCCGTATTCATCAATGATAGGTTTATCCTTGAGATATTCTTTCCATTGCTTCCAAGACTTTAGTTGAAAGTCTTCTGGAACTTCTAAAGTCTTGTCATCGCTGTCTTCAATATACCCATATTGTCCATCATATCCTCTGAAGTGGAAAGCCCAACCCCAAGAACTTTTGCCGATGTGAATTTTATTGGAACGATTACAACATTCGCATTTGTTGAATTCTGCGTAAAAGTTAGTGCCCATATTTCACCTCTAAATTTCACTTTATATAAATAGTATATACCCATCGGGTAAAAAAGTCAAGTCATAAAAAATGTCCTTCGCGGATCACCACAATCCCAAGGACTCTAACGCTATAACGGAGCATCAGCAATGAGTATTTATAAAAGAAACAAATCCAATTATCGAAAAATTTATATAGACAATTTCGGTTCTATTCCAGTTGATGTCGAAGGAAGAACATATGAAATCCATCATATAGACGGAAATCATAACAACAACGACTCAACAAACTTAAAAGCAGTTTCTATACAAGAACATTACGAAATCCACTATTCCCAAGGCGATTATTATGCAGCATTTTTAATTGGGGAAAGATTGAAAATCCCTCCAGAAGAATTATCAAGATTGGCATCAATTAATGTTAAAAAACAAATCGAAAACGGAACTCATAATTTTCTAAAAAGAGAAGATGGAAGTTCTGTTGGAGGAGATACTCAAATTAAAAGATCGAAAGACGGATCTCATCACTATTATAATAATAGAGAAACTGTTCCATGCATAGATAAACAAGGAAATTTTATAAGAATAAGTTCCGAGAGTTATTATTCTCAAACAGGACCAAAAGAAGATTGGGATTTTGTCCAAAATTTAACAAAAATTGCAAAACGACGAATGGCAAAAAAGTTAAATAAAATTACAGAAATAATTTATACAACTACTGGTAAAGTAGTTTGCGTCGATAAACAAGGCAACTGTAAACATATACCAAAAGAAGAATATTATTCTCAAACTGGACCAAAAGAAGATTGGGAATGGGTTCATCAAATCTCTAATGAAGGTAGAAAGAGAAAATTGAAAATAAATCCTAATATTAAGGCAGAATGTGCTACAAAAGGAATGGTAACTTGTTATAATAAAACAGGGGTATGTAAACATATACCAAAAGAACAATATTATTCTCAAACTGGACCAAAAGAAGATTGGGAATGGGTTGTCATTAGTTGTAAGGAAGGAAAATTAAGACGATTGAAGTAGTATCCATTCCCACCCTTCTTCCAAGAAACTTAAATATTGTTTTGGGGATAAAGCATCCCCATACAATCCTATTGCGAAAGGAGGATTATATTCAACCAGTGCAGTTTCGCCTGTTGAAAGAATACCAAAATCTAACACATAGGGATGTTTAATCTCAAGTTTAGAAATATATTCTTTAATCAGTGATTTATCTGGTTCTTGTAATTCTTCTGGATTTTCGTCATCGTCATCGTATCTAGCGTATCCAATGATCTTTTCATTCTGAATATAATATCTCCATTCTCCCATAAACTTAACAACATCAGAAGTCCATACTTCATAAGATTTATGAATCTTGCAAGAATCCCTATATGCCTCATATAACGATTCTTTTTGTTCGTTCAGATATTCATCTGAATAGTCTTTAGGATCATATACAAAGCCTGTAAATTGCTTTAATTTTGTTGGCTTAACGAATCCATCAAAAAATGGGAAAAAACAATGTCCAATTAGATCAATTTTTTGAACTTTTCTATGAAGATATTTCTCGTCTGTAATCGGATATGGATCAATCATTGGTTCCTTAAAACCAGCAATTTCCATCGCTTTCCTAACAAACTCGACAGAACCCACAGGAATAGCAGACCTTAACTCTTCGGAATACTTCTCTAAGTCATCAATATCTGAACGAATAATGCAATATTCATTTTTATCAGCAAGAGCAACTGCTTGAACAACAGTTCTGATTTCTTTAGTCGATACGTTTTGTAGAATTAAGGTTTTCATAAATTCTATTTTTCATTAGATAATTCTACAGTTCCATCGAAGTCATCTAACCCTTTTGAATTCCAACATCCAGAATAAAATCCAATTTCAGATTGACAATCTCCTGTGTTGCCAACTACAGTTCCAGCATGTTCGGAAAACATTAAAACAATAGTCCCTTCCACTTTAGTGACCATCAATTTAGGAAACTCTAATTTATCTTTTTCTACTACTTTTGATTTAATCATTTTACTTCCTCAAGCACCCTTAGAATGAATTTAATTCTACCAACGCAACACCATCTGTCACTGATATAGAACATTTTACATAGAATATCTTTTACTGATACTACATCTTCATACATTGGACGAATATCAGGATACTCTATCTTTTCGTATTTCTTTTCAAGTTGCTTGAGCGCCTTATACACAAGAGGTTTCTTAAAACAAGAAAGAATAGACAAGTCCTCATTATCAGTAATTGATGCCTTATAAAAAGGACGCATTTCCCTCTTGATGATTCTACGGCAATTTTCTGGGCGCATTTTGACGATCCTCTTTGTTTTTTCGAATGATTGCGATTGCTTGAGCAATGGTTTTCTGAGCGAGTTTACCTTCGCCAGCAAGAAGTCTAATATCTTGCCAACCTATACCATCTTCTGTTGGAACTGTCATTTCTTTGACCCTCATTCCAGTCTCCACTATTTTCCAACCACAAGACTATTTTACTACAATTTACAGAAAAGTCAACTACTGGAGATGTTCGCGTCATTCACAAGTTAAGAATATTCTGTAAACTCCACCACCCATATTTTCCCATTGAAATTGACGCACAGTCGCTTTCCTAATGATGGTATTTTGTTTTTCTATCATGATTTGTTGACGCATACTTCTCGACACGAAAAATCCAGCGTTAATGTCTTCGGTGCTAGATCCAACAAAAAAATGAATTACGTCTTCGAGTTTCATCTTGCTTTCTAATTTCATTTCAGTTCTCCTAAAGTTCCAACCACAAGACTATTTTACTACAATTTTAGAAAAAGTCAAGCGTTAGATGCACTCGTTTTACAACTCCAATAGTTTCTTGGCAATTTCTTCAAGATCAGTTACATCAACTGTCAATACATCAGTCCCAATAACCAAGTTGAATTCCATAAATGCTGGAAGAGTAATCAAAACAATAGGAATACGAGCGGAAGTTATAAATGAATCAACATTTCCCATACTGTATTTGGACTTTGAACCAGCATTATCGTGATATGTATCACGGATATGATTCGCATATTGTACATTCTTTTTGATGAATTCTGCGAAAGAGTTATACCTAGAAGAATCCATTCTGAACTGAGAGCAAGTAGGAATAGTTTGTGCTCTATCATTGAATACACCAATCTGGAGAAATGCGTAACTAACTTGTTTTACAATAATCATCTTATTTTCTCCTGTTGCGGTTAAGTAAAGTCGTATGGTACACTCAATGACTAGCAATGTCAATCAAGAATCTAGGGTTTTAACAAGAAGCAAATCCGAAAAATAAGAATTCGCCGTCAGATACCTTTACACAGCCAGCCGGTCCCCATTTATTCTCAATCCGAGAATCTTCCTTATCTAGCAGCTTGTTAGCATATTTGTAGGGATCTTCACCATCAGGGACAGCTATCATTACAAACGAACTCTTTTCGGCAATTGTGCCCGAATATCCGCCAGTCCCGTGAATCTTACGAGCTTCTTTTACTGCTTTATTGAAAGCCGATTTAGCACCCTTTGCTTTTGAGATAGTTTCAAAATCTATTGTACCCATTTTGTTCGCTCCTATGTAAGTGGATAGTATAATAGAAAACTAATCACTTGTCAACTGATTTGTTGACGCTATTCTCCAATTTCATCTTCTTGAATTCTTGTTGAAAGGTTTCTTTGTAGTTCATTTTATCCTCCAAAAGTTTTTTCGACTTCATATTGAAGTATTTGAAGTTCATCCCACGATTCTTTGTATTTCTCAACAAATTGTTCTGCAGCTTTTTTAGAAGAATAGACTCTCAAAACTTCATCAAAAGTAGTATCAGGGTTATAATCATAAGTTGATCCGAGCACGATATAAACTTTCATCTTTGTCTCCACGTTTTTCTAACCACAAGACTATTGTAACTGAACTGGTGAAAAAAGTCAAGAGGAAATCTTTGGAACTACACTTGCCTTATCAAAAGCATCCTTCATTGCTTCTTCAAATGTGTATCCATCTCCACGGATATAAAGTGGAGGGCAATATTCAGATTCTTTCACTTCATCGTCCATATTGTGCCAGAGTGCCTTCTGTTCTGGGGTTCTCTCAAGCAAGACTTGTCCCCTTTTTCCGTTGCAACTAAAGTCAGCAGAGTAAAATCTCCAACCAGCAGGTGTTGTAGTGCAAGTCATTTTGTTTCTCCGTTTTTCAACCACAAGATCATTGTAACTGAACTCATTAAAAAAGTCAAGCAGGAAATTCAGGAATTAAAATGTGGTCTTCTTTATGATAAGAGTATCAGTTTCTTTATCAAAAGAAATCATTGTTTACTCCTTCGGTAGACTATCAAACCATTCATCAACAGAACACCAATAGCAACCGTCTTCCATAATACTGCCGTCAACACTAACTCGTAATTCGTATATACATCCTTCTTCATCAGATTCGGGAGGAGTGTCACCGTTTTCGTAACCAACAAAAGATCCAACAGAATTGCCACCAGAATCTATCAATTCCCAGAGATATTCAACTGTTGATTCTCTTGGGTCAAAACCATAAGAACCAAAACTTGAAATAGACCTAAGATAAATAATTTCTTGCCCGTGATCAGGCGATCTTTCTGAGAAGTTGTGGAATGTAAGTGTAATAGACATTTAGTTCACCGCAATAGTAATATGTTTAAACAACCAAATGATAATATCAATAAGTTTCCAGAATCCTAGAATGTTGATAATAACAACATAAATTAAAAAACTTCTATCACCTATGAAGTTTAATGAGTCACCATACATAATTATCTCCCAAATCTTTCAGCAAATTCTGCCATAGTCATCTTTAAAAGGTCTTCTTCTTTGACGTAACGTTCTTTCAATCGCATTTCAAAATAAGGAGCGTATTCTTTCATCAATAGGTCTTTGGTTTTATTTTTTTCTTCTAAGAGAGACCTAATAATTCGCCTCATTGACCTATGAGAATCAATCAACGATTCGACATTTCTATCATCAAGCCAATTCATTTCTTCAAAGTATTCTTCAAGCATCTTATCCATTTTAGTCTCCGTTTTTCAACCACAAGACTATTGTAACTGAACTGGTGGGAAAAGTCAAGGATTTTCTTTCGGGGTTGCCGTAATTTCGCAATGTTGATTTCTTGGAAGAGTCTTTTCACATTCTTGAATTGCTTTTTGTGCTTTTGAATTGTTTGTGAAGGGCAGATTAAGAAAGAGAACAAACAATATTATTCCCCAAGTCATACCAAATAAAAATGTTGGAGTATCTTTATTCATCATTGACCTTTTCATATGTCATTTCAAAAATATCTCTACGACAAGGATAGATTTCTTCTTTCACCCCTTTGATAATATAATCTCCCGATTGAGCTATCATTCGTCCTTCAAGAGTTTCAATGAACAAAGTTCCACCCACATTTGGAACAACTTTCTCTTCAACAACGGCATCAACAAACCATTCTGGAAAAGAAATTGCTGCCATTTCGTAATACCAAATAAAGGCATCAATTTCAACTGGTTTCTTGCGATATTTCATTTTGTGATTCTCTTTAATCTTTCTTCAAAAGTTAAATCTTCATCAAGACTTAATTTAGTTAAGTCGTATTTTGTATTTTCTTGGATTCTATCGAATATTGGTTCTTGTGGTTCTTGTTTTCTTTTTAGAATACACCAAATATCAGAACCATAAATTGGATCATCAATCCAAAGATCATATAACTGTCGTAGTTCTTTTACTTCGATTTCTTCATCATCAGAACATCCCCAAGCGAATAAATCATTACAGTTTACGAACAATCCAGTTGTTTTCTTTGCTTCTTCGCACCAATCATCTTCCCACCAATGATTGTTTACAAATATTACCCCATTGATCAATAAATGAGCAAGACCAAATTCTTCTTCGAAGTTTAATTCTTTTTCTGGTTTGTTTGGATATGTTTGAGAACCGTCTTCATTTTTATATTTTCCCCAATCCAGTTCCCAGAAAATGCGTTTTGGGTCAATTTCATATTTTAAATCTGGATTGTATTTCATTTTACAAAATCTCTGGATTGTTTGGAGTATCCAAAATCAAACTAGCAATTATTTCTTTTCTAACTTGAGTTTCAAGCACCCTAGCAAACGTATATACATAAGGATTCAAATCCATCGAACCATCAGGTTGTTCTTTGAGTTTGAATCCTTGTTCCAACGCAATTTGTTTAATAGTTGATCTGTCAATCATTTACTTTCTCCACAAATTCAATATCAGTTTTCTTGTATCTAAGATGGGCGTGTCTTGCCAAACTATCATCCATTCGTTGTAGTAATACAGTTTTTTCTGTTACTTCAATAATTTTTTGTTCTGTTAAACAACTTGCTCCTTGTAGTTTAACAAACCATTTGTCACCAACCTTCAATTCTGGAGGAACAATAAAAGTTGTTGGAATATATGCAGATTTTAACTCTGTCAGTTGGTTTGGAATACCTGCAAAAGTATGATCTGTAATGGGAGTTCCATTCCAAGGAGCAGTCATTGAATCTGGTAAAGGTTTAATATATGTCATTTGTTCATTGTCTTTAGATTTTAAATATTCTTGAAATTCTTTTTCCATTCCTTCCGAATAATAGACTGGATACCACTCTCCCCCATTCTCCATTTGTTCCCAATCATCTTCAAAATTTCTTCTATATAGACTACCATCATCATCTTCGATGATATGAGATTGTATTGGTTGTATTTTTTTAAATTCCATAATTCTTTTTCATCCTTTAGCAATAACTGCAACCATCAATATTAAAACAATATTCCTTTCAGGATACGTGTCAGTCTCTTTTCAACCGCTCCCATTTTAATGTTAATTTGATCGCATTTTACATCAATAAAAGATACCAATGCTTTATGCTGAATCTCCATTTCTTGGAAATGATTATCAAATTTTGTATCGCTGGAGTCTTCTTCACTCATCTGACACCCCACAAATCTCATCTGATCGCAAATATTCTTGAAACAACCGTTCCATTTCAACCAATTCGTCTGATGGATATAACTGACTCCAACTTTCAGAACCATCGTACTTTTCCCAATACTTAAAGGAATCTTTTCTGTATCTTTCGCCTTCTTCGGTTTCGATCTCAAAGAAAGTTCGCATTTCTACATTTTTAATTTTCATCTTTACACTCCTTCTTCCAAACAATTTGTTCCTTATCATTAACTTTTACTACACATTGTTGTAGTCCAGATTTTGCCATATCAGCAGCAATGATACTTTCTTTCACAGAAGAAGATATACCACCCAAGGCAATACCGCCAAACATACACACAAAGAAAACCGCTAATACTTTAGCACTAGATTCCATTATTCTCCCTCTCTACAGAACAAAACCACAATACTATTATACCTGATCTACAGAAAAAGTCAAGCGTCTTCTCACTTGTCAGAGTACCTATGCCCGCAATCATAGAATCGAAACTCCAAGAAATAACCCAGCAAACCTATCCAAAGTAGGATTCCAGCGTGACTTCTTCTTGTGGAAACATCAAGATGGAAATCAATGATAGTTCTTGGATGTTTGTGTAGAGTGATAGACCAATATTTGTTTTTGTTGACTTTGCCGTATCTACTAAAAACAACATCAGATAGGTCATCAGCAAATGGATTGGTGATTGAAAAATTAATGTTTATCATTTCGGGTTTCTATTTCTTTTATGGCATCCTTGAGTGTTTCTGAAAAATTCATTGCAGTCTGCTTTGTAAGAATGGTAGTAGTTTGTAGAGAAATGTATCCATTCCACCAAATTTCTTTGGTTAGTTTAATTCGTTGATGTAATCCATTGATTAGCGATTGAACGGAATTTACAATGTGATATAAAAACGGGTTGTCAATCTTATGAGTTTCCCATTTAGCCAAGGTTTTCCAAAAGTGAGTTTTTGCAGTGGTATGAAAATATACTACGATTTCTCCATACTCGTCGGCTTCTATTTCAAGATTAATCTTGTCGTCTGGATTGGTGCAAGAACAATTTATTGAATAGAACTTGGCATCCTTAAAATCTTGAGTTAGCATTATACCTTCTGCTGGTTTTTGATATTCTATCATTCTACTCCCCATTCTTCTACTACATAAAGATCGTTTAATAGATGGCGCTCATAGACTACTTTTGGATCAGGACCACCAAAATTTGTAGAATAGAAATCGTAATAATCTTTAAACTTCGTTATAATTTTCATCTTCGGTAATTTCTATATCAGAAGCACCAATATCCCAACCATCCACCTTAATCCAATCTTCGGTTTTGTAGGTGTTTGGGATAGTGTGATAGACAATCATCTTCTCTCCAGATAAACCATAAGTATCAGAACACTCCGAAACTTGGAAACCAATGGATACATTATACTTTTCTAATAACGCTTTGAATTCTTGCTGAAAAGTTTCTTTGTTGTTCATTTTATACCTCAATTTCGTTTACATACGAAACGTCAATAAAATATCTTGAAGATTCAAGACACAATTTTTCTGCCTTTTCTTTATCAGAAAAGACACCTTGAACGGAAGCACCCATTCCACGATCTTCTTCCAGAACAACATACAAAACATCAGGTTCTTTTACAATTTTCATTTCAGTCTCCATTTTTCCAACCACAAGACTATTTTACTACAATCCACAGAAAAGTCAAGCGTTGAGAGGATGATAGGAAAAATGTCTTCCTAAGTTGTGTTCTTGCAAGAATTCTTCTACCTTAAAAGATCCATATAACGTAATGGTAGTTAAAACAAAAAACAGTTGCATTAAGCGAGATAATTCGTAAGGCGTTATATCTTGTTTTGGTTCGTATACAATCCGAAAATTTTTTGTATAGATATTCAAATCACTGATAGGAAAATCAGCGGCAGATAGTCTAGCACCATCATATTTTTCTTTTACTGTTTCAATCATTGTATGTGATACCTGTCAATAAGTTTATGATAAAAGTCCAATAAAGGACCACAAAGTTCTAACGGAGTTTCTTGGTAATGTTCTTGAAGTAATTCGTGAACATCTGTTATGATTAGTTCAGCAAACTTTTCTTCATTGAATTCTGGATGAATACCTCCCCAACCATCATCAACAATAACAGTTGCTTTTTGTTTCAATTCTTCGAATATATCAATCATAATCTATATTACTTAGTATTCGAAGTGTAATTCATTTTAAACAAAATAGAAAACAAAAAACTAATTCCCCACATTTGCAACCAACCAACTTCTTTCAAAATAGTTACCGCAGGAACCAAACAAGAATTCCAAAGTATCATTATAGGATAAGAAAGCAGAAAACTAAAAAATATAGCAACAACAAAAATTCCAATTATATTTCCAATACTAAGTATCATATATTTACCTAATTTAATTATAATCAACGTTCCAATGAAATTTACCCAAAATAAAACAAAATCGTGGAGAATCGTACCAGAAAAATTCACAAGCAAAAAATGGTTTGCCTTTCCAAGTATTCCATCCGAAATAATGACTACCATCTTTCATAAGATAAAACATATCTTTCAATGAAATATTATCAGGATTAAGCATCAGTCTTGTCCATTACTCAATTCCAAAAGTATCTTTCAATAGGTGGCAATCATCCAACTTTCCTCTAATCATACCTTGATAGTATGGATTGTTTGGATCTTCCTCATCAAATACGTCTTCTTCGCTTTTTAAGATCAGATCAACACATTCATTGACAATCAATTCTGCAAACTTTTCTAAATCTTCAGAAGTTCCAGCCCAAGCATTTGGAATATGAGTATCATAATCTAAATTTGCTTTCAAAGCAAGTTTTTTAATTCTTTCGTTCATTCTTTAACCTCAATTGCCCAATGTACTACTTTCCAATCGCCTAAACAATCTTCAAAAGTATAATTCTCGTCTACGTGGGCTTTTCCAAATTTAGCACACATCTTTTCATACCAAAACGGAAAATAATCTCTACGAATATCTTCTTCAGATAAGACCTCTACGATATTATTATCGTTTTCGTCGGGATATTGAATTTGAAAATATCTCATTATCTATTGGCAATTTGATTGCGAATATTGTTCTCAAGAGTGAACATCTGATGCTGGAACATAGAGTTCATTGCCTTAACAAGACACGTTCCAATACCTTCTTGGACAGTATTATGAATGATTTCATTCACTTCCGTTTCGTGTTCATGGATATATTGCTTGATGATTTCATCAACATTTGGTTGAAGCAATTCCTTGATCATTTGATGGATCAACGGCGGTGTGATTTGTTTATTGTTACTATAATGTCCGGTGATGGTAACTTTCTCAGTGAAGAAAACTTCTTCTAGTCCACGATCAATTATCTTCTTTAGGTCATCGTCTGAAAGAAGATCACCTATAGACTCACGAATCCGAGTCTTTAATTTTTCTTCAAAAGTTTCATTAGTTTGAATTTCATTGCTCATTGTCATTCATCTTCCTCATAATTATCATCATATTCAAAAATGTACTTTTTATCTACATATATGTAGAGGTCTCGCGTACTATTAATAGTACAAATTGAGGTCTCGCGTACTATTAATAGTACAAATTGTAAACCAACGACACCAACTCATTTCTCAAACCACCGTATTTTTGAATTGGTTTTTTCGTATTCTTCTACGATTTGGTCAAGAGTCCATACTTCAGTCGTCTCAAACGTATCTAACCATTCTGAAAAAGTATACCAATCTTCTCCTCGCATAACTGGTAATCTTAATTCTTCACCATAGGGATAATCAGTGCCTCTAATATCAATTCTACCACCAAACCAATACACTTTTATCTTTTCGTAAGTATATTCATCACCTTTTTTTAAGTGTGGGAATACAATAGAATCGTGTTCAAGAATTTCAGTAACAGTTTCTGTGAATCCATTATTTCTGAACCAATCCATAGAAACTGGACCCATCATATTTGTACTATAAGTTATCATTCAATACCAAAAGTTTCTTTGATGTCATCACGAATAGATTTCAGAGCATCATAGGTCCATTCACACGCCATTTCTCCTGCTGCACTATTGCCGCAAGGTATTCTATAGGTTTCAATCTTATCTATACATTCCTGAATGACAAGGTTGGTGAATTTTTCTAATTCTGAATCATACTGTGTGCTCCAATCAATAACGGCATCTTGCGGTTTCCATTCCTCGTCCCGCCAGAAAATGAAACCTGCCTTTTCTGCTAATTCTCTAGCTTTAGGATTCATTTTACCACCTTTTAATGAATTACTTTAGATTCAACATTGGGATAGAACTTGATCCCATAGTTGTTTGAGGTAGTTTGCCATCCCATCCCCTTGCAATTTCATATTGAACTAATTGAGGACTAGTATTCAACGCTTTAGATTTAGCTTCGATAGCAGTTGCTTCAGCCTCGCCCTTAATTCGTACAGATTCTGCCTCTGCCCTTGCTACTGCTAGTTTAGATTCTGCTTCACCCTTTGCTTCTTCAATTTTCTTTTGTGCTTCCGCTTTCGCAGTTTGAATTTCGTTTTCTCTCAATAGTGCCTTTTGAGTTGCTTCTACCTTAGCGTTAATAGCAGCCCTAACAGAATCAGGCAATCTCAATTCACCAATCCAGTAAATTTGAGAGATAGTGAACAATTCCTTATTTTGTTCTCGTACAATATTTTCAACTTCCTTCATCAATTCTGCCTTGCCTTCGCCATATACATATTCAATCGATTTTGTCGAAGCAACAGAAACCAGAGCATCTCTTACTTGATTTCTAATGAAAGTATCTGTAATTTCGTCAATGCCTCTTCGATAGGTTTGAAAGATATTAGCAACCTTATCAGGAAGAACAGCATAAGAAATACCAATATCAGCATTGACCGTTAATCCTTCCTTTGTTTGGAAAGAAAACGATTCCTTTTCGTTCCAAGTATAATTTTGTAGATATGTAGGGAACTTATAAAGTTCTTCGCCAAATCCAATGTAATATCTACCAACTGGTAATACTTGTTCGCTTACACCTTTATCCGTTCCATAAAGATCAATCTTTACACCAACCGATCCAGCAGGAACTGAGGAGCAGTTCGACAGAAGAAGAATACCAATAACAACAAAAACGCCAATAACAAACTTAATCATTTTTCACCTTTTTCTTTAAAATAAACCCAAGCAACAAAAACAACGTGTCCTACAACAAGGAGAAACGCCCAAGTCATACCTAAAACAACATTAATAGTATTAGCAGAAGAAATCAAATCTGGTAGAGTGATTCTAAAAGAGAAAAAATCCACCAACAAAATCAAAATACTAATGCCAAACCAACGCACAAACTTTTCAAAATTCATCTTATTTCTCCTTTATCAAAAATTTGTTTGAGATCGCCTTAAAGGAAATGCTAGGGTTTTGAATACATTTAAATACCAATCCTTCTCGTTCAGTAATACTATTCAATTCAGATTTACCTTCGGCATATTTCAACAAGGACTCAATAGAATCAGATATGCCAACTTGTTCAAGAACTGGAACGTGTTTTAATTCTAACGACTCACACAAATGCAATCTCTCAATAGAATTATAGTATTCTTGCTTATCAATATCATAGACATCAAAAACATAGAAATCCTGCCCAGAAATCTTGTATGGATTGCCTTGAATTGAAGTTCCAATAACTTCTCCTTGAATAGCAATATTCTTTCCAAGTAACTTCAATTTAGATTCCAAATCATACTTCTGACACATTTTCCAGAAAGTGTTATCATCATTTGGTTTCAGATCCAAATTTCTTGAGCAGACACCGAAATCTCCATCATTATAATAGATGGTACAAGACGATCCGTCCAGCTTTTCTGAAACTTCAAAATCATATTCTTTGAAAGATTCAAATTCGTCAACTAGATTTTGAATCCGAGGTTGATCGGTCTTACGAATGAAAGACGGAAACAATCCTTTTATTTCACCAGCAAGACAAGCAGGAATGGGCGGTTCGTATTTAATGATTCCTAACAGTTCTGATACATCTTCACCAGAGTAAAGATCGTCTACAGAGCAAACATCGTCCCAAGTTTCAGGAATGGTCGAAAGTGGAAGAATAAGTCCTTGGGATAGAGTACCTCTCAAGCGAACGGTACGCAATCTTTCTCCCTTGATTCCCTCGTATTCTCTTGGTTCATTACCTTTTGATAAGAAGGGAGCAATCTCAGTAGGAATAAAACTATCTATCTCGCAATAGATAACAAGATCACCGACTGCATATTTACCCACAGAATCTACAACATTCCAACCTTGGATTTTATAAGAACAAATCCTATCAGCACCCTCAATAGGAACAACGTCAAGAACTTTTTGAATCGAAGCAAGTTTTCTCATTTTAGTCTCCACTTTTTTAACTACAAGACTATTGTAACTGAAGTTTAGAAAAAAGTCAAGCGGTCATATTGCTGAATCTCAGCGCCTTCTGCCCAAGCGTGGATAGGGTCTGCATGTTTGGGTATTGTCATTATTCTCTCTCAATTCTAATTTTCTTTCTTAACTCTAATGAAAAATTATACCCAGATTTTGGCGAGAAATCCTTTTCAAACATTTCCCCAAGTTTTCTCATAGCATCTAAAGCAAGTTCTTCTGATTCAAAATCGTCTAGGATAAACCTATAGCGTTCGTTATTTCGCAACAACACATTATATGGATCAACCTCAAAATAATATTCAGTATGAATTTTCATTATTCCACTTCCCATTCTTTAATAATAAATTGACCAGAATCATTTTTCTTTTCTTCTGGTAATTCATCGATATACTTTTGGGCTTTTTCTCTCGAATCAAAGACTCTATCATAAAAATCTTCAACAGAAAAATCTACATATACTACAACATATACTACAACATAAACTTTCATGTTGTTCTCCAGTGGAATTGCTTTGATAGGTTTATTATACATGGAGTCAAATTTAATACAAGAACTTCTTATAACCTGCAATAACAATCTCGGTCATCTGAGCGGGTGAGATTTTATCCTTCTTGATCAGATCGTATGCTGCATTTTGTACATCTGTCATCGAAGATGCTTTGGACAGAAGGCGCTCAAACTTTTGGTCAAACTCGGGTTTTGAGTAACGATTAGACATTTTATTTCTCCTCTCCGCTCCAATCATCAGGAACTAGTGCTTCTACGAGATCATAACCGCGACTCTTCCAGTATTTGAGGGTGTCTTCGGAACAATCCATTGTTTCAAAGGTTGTTCCGAAGACATACTGACCGCATTCACCTTCGCCAACAACGAACCATCCAACTTGTTTTGTTCCAGTCATTTCAGTTCTCCAGTGGAATTGCTTTGATAGGTTTATTATACATGGACTAGGGCGAAAGTCTAAATTCTACGCTTCAACAACCCGAACAAAGTCCCAAGGAGAGCATCTTTCCTCACCTTCAGCAAATTCCTCTGCTTCTGATTCGGTTTCAAACTCTTTACGAACGACGACCATTTCTTCGTAGTCATTGGTGCCACACTCAACTACCCAATTTGTCATTTCAGTTCTCCAGTTGATTTCTAACTATGGGACTATTTTACTACAATCTACAAAAAAGTCAAACGTCAATGATCAAAATCTACGCTATCAAAACACTGTCTGATTTCACTAGCAGCATCACAAACACCAGAAACATATCCTTTCCAGTAATGATCTTCCATCATTTCCTCGTCTTCCAAAACACCATCACATCTACCTCTCACTGCTTGATAACATTCCTCAATAATCAATTCAGCAAATGTTTCAAGCACTCTTTCTTTAGATTCTATCCTTCCTAAAACCATATAGTCCACAAATCCCGCTTGTTCGGCTAATTCTTTGATTCTATCGTTCATTTTTCAATACAAAAATGCTGTATAATCTCATCATCTGTTAGTTCGACTGCTTCCATTTCTAAAAATAGAGAAACGTCGTTACCAATAAAGCGTTCTTGGCCAACTTCTGAATACTTTTTGGCGGAATAGAGCATACCTGCTCTAAACGCTTCTGCCACAATCAATTCAGCAATCTCAAAATATTCTTCTTCTGGAAGAATGCCAGTATCGTCACAAATCTTTTTTACAATATTAACGAGTTCGCTGTTCATAATTCAATTCCAAAATGTAGTTTTATTTCTTCGGCAAATCCACGACCAACGAGGTCAATCATCCCTTTTCCTGCTGTGGCATTACTACACACACCAGCACATTCCTCAATAATCAATTCAGCAAATCTTTTAAATTCCGGCATGTCCCAGTGACCAACACCGAACATATCAGGAAGATAACCTGCTTGTTTAGCAAGTTCTTTAATCTTTTCTTGATTCATCTTTTACTTCCCAACACCAATGTACAGCAATTTTTCGTTCATTTTTGAACCCTCGGAATATCCTCTATTTCGTTTTTTCTGTTAGTTCGTCGAACACCTCGGATGCAAGAAGATTTACTCTCCTGACAATGTCCTCGTAGGATTGCATATTCCCTTTTGGGAGACTGGTCCAGTTACGAATAACCCACAATGCGTGAAGGGCAGGATCTTTCGGTGGTTTGAACTCTGACATTTTGTACCTCGATTCCAACAGTTAAGTAGAAATATATTCTACTACAAAAAAAGAAAAAAGTCAAGGGGAACGGACACTAATCCATACTCCAATCCCAATGTACAACAATGAAATCATTTAAACAGTCCTCAAAACAGTAATGCGAATGTCTTCTTCGGATACGGTGGAAATCCATCCAGATTCACCATCAAATTCGTTGAAGGAATAGTATCTCATTAGGTATTCTAAGTCAATCCCATTCCAGTAGCATCATATAATTGAGCGTAAATGGGAGAAGCATATACATCATTCTGATTGAATACATTGAAGAATTCTTGTGCTTCTTCCATTGTATCAAAAAAGAATAAACCTCCATTAAGATATTCATCTTTATCAATTTTTGGTTTCAATGATTCCAAAACAGACTCCCCGATATATGAATCATTGCCATCAAAAGTTAATCCATTATTAATGTAAACAGCAGGTTTGCCCTTTTGAGCAACTGCTAGAGAATTGATAGAATTCCAATCAACGTATTCCGGTTTCATCTTTGTCTCCACGTTTTTCGAACCACAAGACTATTTTACTACAATTTCAGAAAAAGTCAAGTCAAAGAGAACTAACAAACTGACCAATATGGACTTCGTATTCCCTCGATTTCGGTATTTTGTTAAAATATTTTTGCGCTTCCTCAAGCGTCAAAAAATACTCTAACACCTGTTCAATTTTTTGACCACGCCAAAGTTTGTATACACAATATTCCATCTTTGTCTCCACGTTTTTTGAACCACAAGACTATTGTAACTGATCTTCAGAAAAAGTCAAGCGTTCCATATTACTTGAGCAGTTGCTTCGTGAGTTTTCTTTTTCTTGGTATCAAAGTAGACAACTTTTCTTAGAACAGCGGTATGCCCACAACCATCATCAAAATCTTCGTAATAGTATTCAACGACTTTATTTGGTGATCGAGCATAGAAAGGTAAACAGGGTTCAATAGTGTGTTCAATAACGGTATCTGCAAATTTTAGATTATTCATTATTTAAGTATCTATTTTCGTTGTATTGACGCAAATCATACAACAACTGATCAGAAAAAGGTTTTTCAAAAGGTTCTAGATAAGAAAGAACCTTTGAAACCTTATACCAAAGAATATGACGATCAAGCGATCCAATATGAGGAACCTTGGTTTCAAACGTCTCCCCATGCATATCAAGACTGCCATCCTCGCGTCGAGGGAAGATAGTGGTATTATATCCGTCTAAAAAACATCCCCCATTGGCAACCCATAAACAAACGTGTGTTTCTTTATGAACTATATTATAAGGTTTTCCTTGTTCACCGTAGAAATTACCATGACGCCAATCTTCTGGATGATCTAACATCTTCCAGATTTCATAACACACTGGCGATAGAATTTTCTCAATCATTTTTAAACTCCTTCAATTCTGCCCAAGAGAAGACAACATTGGCTATGTCTTTACGCTTAGATTCACCGAATACCAATTTTCTTATCTTTCCGAGAAAAGTGTTATTTCTCACGTAGGTTACGATCAAAGATGATGTTATTTCTTCCATATCCTCTTCTGAAATATATCCCTTTTCGTGCAACATTAACGCCGTTCTGTGGGCTATGTTGGTGCAATGTTCCTGATACTCAAGTCCTGTGAGCGTCAATGTAATAAATTCATTGCTCATTTTTAATCACCATACAAATTATTAACATAACGCTTTACTTGATCCTCAACTCTATCTCCCCAGATATCATAATGGTTACGAAAGAAATCAATTAATGATGATTCAATGTTATCCTTAATAGGATTATCATATTCTTCTGATTCTTTATAAGTGAGCATTTTTATCACCAAGAGCTATTATAATAAACATCCATACCATCTTTAATCGCTTCCAATGCTTCCTCGACGAATTTCAAATCTCTGTCACTGCCGTATTCTTCGCCGTAGTAATTGTAATCCCCACCGAAGAAAAACCCAAAAGTCCTAGTTAGAGTTTTATTCTTGATAGCTGTTCTGAGATTCTTCAAATCTTCTTCAGTTAGTTTAACAGTGTTACCATTGAAATCAGGGTCTTTACCACCTTTTGCGCGATAGAGTTCATCCATCCAACCGTGAAGATAATTGTTCTTACGCCAATACCAATCCTTTTCGACGTATTCTTCGTTTTCCGGAAGATAAAAATCAACCTCAACTCCTTCTGGAATCAGACCTTTCCCAACCTTGTAAGCATACATATCAAGACCCATTTTTTTCTCCTGTAAATTTCAACAACAAGACTATCATACCTGATCAGGCGAAAAAGTCAAGCGTAGATTTTATTTTCATCTTCCGGTAGGGATTCAAGGATTGATGGAATTTCTTCTATTGCTAATGGAGTAAGATTCCACAAATCCATTCCAACATTTAATTGTTGACGATTTCCTTTCCATTTACTGTGGAGGTGTCCAAATAGGTTTATCGATCCGTAATGTGATTTGTTCCATGCTCTTAATGGATAATGACACATAACATAGTGTTTACCATTAATCTTATGATCTAACAAATCAAATACCCTACCATCAAAACAATCAATAAAATCTTGATGCTTTGTTAAATGTACATCGTGATTTCCAGATACGAGACAAAGTTTACCATTAAGGCGTCCTAGGAAATCTACAGTTTCTTTAAGTTTTCCAAAAGAAACATCTCCAAGAATAAAAATTTCATCGTTCTTAGAAACTTTAGAATTCCAACGCTCAACAATGGTATCATTCATCAATTCTACTGAAGAAAATTGACGAGCATCAGGTTCATATTCTAATATTTTTTTATGAAACGCATGAATGTCGCTTGTAAAGAATATGCTCATAGTACCTCGAATAATTCTGAAATATCGTATTGAAATCTTTGCTTCATTTTTTCTATAGTTTCTTCTGGAACATTATGGATTGATCCAAAATTGTTCTGACAAAGAATTACAGTTGGAATGATATTATACTTCTTAGCAAGTTCAAAATAAGGTTTTAGTTCTTTCTTGGTTGTGAAGGTATTGGATACAACTACCATTTCACCTTCAGCTAACACTCTATCAGTTTGTTCTTGACACCACTTATGAGCTTGTCTAAGTTTTGAAGCATCAAAATTATAATTACCATCCGAATCTATAAAATACATATCTGCTTCAAAATGCTCAGAAAAAGGATATGCAAAACTCATATCGCCAGCAAGTGTACTTTTGGACGAACCTGGCAATCCTCGAATTAAAATCATTCTTTTAGTCAAGATAGTTCTCCAAAAAAGTACGAGTAAAGTTTAATCGAGATTGTTCATCCATTCCAGAAAATACTTCTCTGTTTTCCTTAATATGTTCAACTAAAGGATAGTATTCTTCATCAATCTTACTCAAGTCACCATTTAACAAAGAATCAATATTTTGCTTACGAGCAAACAATTTGTTAATCAAGTAATATGGAGATTTTAATTTAAACGATTCCCCATCTTTTGTGTATGCAACATAACCTTCATGTTTTACCTTCTTCACTCTTTCCTTTAATTCACCTAGAGTAGTATAAGTTGGAACAGGAATAGTCAATCCCAACATATTATATTCACGATCAAATTCAGAACTACAATACCAATCCAATCCATAGTCAACCATCTGGGAAATTGACGTAGAATGAGATATTTTATCATTATAACCATTATCTCTTTGACCCAAGAAATACACTCCTTCCTTTTCAGGAATAATATGAGGATCAGAAGAATGACAAATTTCAAACATAAAAGTAGTATTATGAATGAAATTCTTCTCAGGAATTACTTTTAATATCATTTCCCTTGCTAACTTAGCATAATCAGAATCCAAAGATCCAGTAGTTGCAACTACAACACCATCTTTATACTTTGATGCCGTTGCCATAAATCCATTATACTTCTTGATTGCTAAGACCTTTTCATCATCAGATAATACTGAAGAGTTCTTTTCTATTCCGTAATTATAGATTTTATCGAAAGGATGAACAATAATGTTGAAATCTTTATCTACTACCAGACCACGACACTTTTCAAGATAACGATTCCAAAGCCCATCAAAAAAGACTTTTCTTTTATATTTTAATACAAATAAATCAGTATGGGATTCAGATTTTTTCATCTGAACAAGATTAGAATTGTTTTCTACATATTCTTTGAGTTGTGACTGTAACATATTTACGCTCCTTAAACAGAAAGTAAATCATACTACAGTCTTGAGAAAAAGTCAAGTCCAGAGGGATCTACGCAGACGAATAAGTTTTATCAACATTTCTTCATCTTCTTGAAAATAATCCTCCTCGATTTTATTCATAAGATCATGAACCCTTCTGGTTTCTAATTTTTCTTCTTCGGTTTCTGGTGTACACATATAATCCCAAAGGCTATCGCCGCTATTGGTTTTTGTTTCGTAACGGGCGTTCCACCCAGAAACTTCATAAGGGTCGGGTCTATTAGGTCTGGTGAATTTCCACCAATGGTAGAGTTCAGAGATTTCTTGAGCTTTCAGAGATTGTTCAGTAGGTTGACCATATTCTGGATCATCTTTACTTAATCCCCAAGATTCGTCTTTGATAAGAGTAGTTTCCCAATCAAGATAATCTAGACCAGATTGAGCATTTCTCCAAGTTCTGCTCTTAAACCAACCTTTTGAATGCCAAGGCGCATTATATTTTACTGCAGAAGCTTCATCGCAAATGATATTTTTCCATGCAACTTCCACCTCGACAAAATTCACAAGCTCATCAAATAAACAATGAAGAATTCTTTCATCTAGTTCGTGCCATTCACCTTTTTTCAAATTGGACGTGAGTTGATGAGTTTTGGTTACAAATCTATTAACTAACCAATATTTCACAGAATAGAGTTTATCAATAGGATACATAATAAAGTCTTGAATCTTATCAAGAGCAGTTTCAGCAAGCCAATATCGAAATGGATGTTTCGTTTTAGCAGTTTGCTTCCAATCTCGCCATTCTTTAGAAGTTCCGCATTCTGGTTGAGGAGTACCTCTTACCCAATTAGCGAATTTCCCGTTTGACCAATATCTGTTTCTCATATTATTCCGGTTTCATATAAACAAAATTACATAACATCATACAAGACCTATCAATCTTGACAACGCAATTAGATTTCTCTATCGAGAGTATTTTACCTTTAAAAGAGTTATAACAAATAACTCTCATTCCTACTTTAAATTCCATTATTTCTTAGAATAATTTGAATATGGACTTAGAACAGAAAGCAGAAAGAACGCTGCGGCAATATTCTCAAAATCATATTCAATATTTAATTGAAATAATGTATTAATAGACCAAATAAATCCACAAGGTATAATTATAATATATACAGCAAGTAAAATACCAAAAACGCCAAGACCAAGTTTCATATCACACCATTATAAAAGAAAAGTATCACACTGACGACCTTTGGGTAAGTTTTTATGATGAGGGCAATTTTCTCTGTATATACAACCAGCAACAAGAGAAAATATCAATACAAAAAATAACGCTCTCATATATTACCAAGTAATAGAAACATAATCTTCACCTTGACGGATTAGATAATATTTGACATTAAATCCTTGATCCTTGATCACTTTCTCTACCTTTTGCCAATCCGAAGAATTACTTCTAGGTCCAAGCAACCAAATATAAGGACTATAACTTTCTTTGGTACATCTATAATTATCAATAATAAATTCTTTCTTACCATCTAATGCTGCATCTCTGATATCTTCAAAAACGTATCGGAGTTGCTCGTCAATATTATTAAAAATTGCTCGTTTTGTTAGTTCTTTCGCCTTTTCAGCTGTTATCATTATTCTTCCTCATATTTCGCCATAGGTTGAATTATTAGATAATTTTCAGTTAAGAAAAAATTACCATAAGGTTGCCAACCTTCTTTGATATACTTATTTACGTCATCTTGCAGTTCTGCATAATTTTCAACCATAATAATTTTATATTCAACAATTTTAGACATATTACCTCACGCAATCATAGGTCCATCATTAGTTTCTTCAATTTCTTCTTTACCTTCATTAACCAAAGTTCCACCAATTTCTTCTGTAATAATATAAATCTTATTACCATCTTTGATTATATTATTGATAGGATAATGATTAAAAGATGTATAAACCAATACTTCGTATTCTTTATTGTTATTGGAATCATTGAAAATATTTTTCAAATCTTGGGAATTTAGAATCATATCTTTTCCATTACCTTAGTTCTTAGATATTCTATCAAAGTATCTGATAACTCATCGATACTTTCGAGAGGCAAAGTAGTTTTCCACTTATCTTGAGTTGCTGAAGGATTCTTAGCAGAACTCAACGTAGAATAAAAGTTAATATCTACATAATCAGGAATTGACGAATCTTTTATTTCAAAATAAAGATTATAGTTATTACCAGTTCCATCAACAGTTGTGTTCAGTAAAGTATTTAATTCTTTATTCATTATCAGTTACCTTTCTATATTCAATACAAGTAACTTGATCAACATTATTATTGTCAAGTATCAAAGATTTAGTACAATTCCATTCAGATTTTATAATAATATAACTGTTATCGTTAATCAACAAAAAAGCAACAAAAAGAGAAATGAAAAAACAAGCAATCGTAATAACAATAGCCTTAGCCATATCCATACTTACCTCGATATAATCACAGCATTTGCTTTTTCAAAAGAAAGACCTTCTTTTCCATAGGAAATATCAAAGGCATCTCCATGTTTTCCATAATACCATTCATCGTAAACATTTAAATAAATTTCTTTTTCAGATACACCAATATCTTCAGTATATCCACCTTCATATCCATTAACAACAACTATCGCTTCAGGATCAAATCCTGATAATACTACAATCAACTCTTTTACATTCATACTTTTCTTCCTGCGTGTTGGATTTCAGAAGGCAATAATACTTGATAATTTCCTTTATTGTAGGCTAGTGCAACAGGATATTTCTTAGAAACTTCTTTCTTATATTCTTCGTTTGGTTTTGTAGCGATATGATCCGAAGTAACCGAAACAATATTTCGGTGGTCGGTCGCCCAGTTTGGAATATCAAGAGATTTCAGCTTTTTCTTTTCTTTTTTTACCTGTAAATGTTTAAAACCCTTGCCGTACAGGTAAAAAAGGTATTCTTCAGGAGTTAGTTTAGGTTCACCAATTCGCTTTTGGTTTTTATTGAATACCACCAGACTTTCTAGATCTTTTTTTGTCAATTTCATATTAAAAATCTCACAAAATTCAACTACAAAAGTATTATACCGTAAGAGCGGTACAAAGTAAAGTCATCGGCAACCTAAAAGTTTCTTGACTCTTGTATTGATATCATTATAGATTTGGCGCTGATCTTTTGTTAATGAAATTGAATCATCAAGCCAATCCAAATCCCTTTTAATTTGATATAATTCATCATATATTTGTTCTAGAGTAAATTGCGAAACTTTATCTATCAAATACTTTTCCATAATGAACCTACTTCTGTATACAGACAGATTTTTCTACCATATCAATCTTAGAGATTTCCGATATAGCAAATTGACATTTATTAAGAGAACTAAATTCTTGGAATAGAATTTGCTTTTGACCATACCCCAGAGATAATACTAGCATCAATACAAACATATCAACCTCTATGTTGTTTCAACAATCGTAAATTCAAAACGAAATTTTCTACTGTTAGCGTTGTTATAGCTGATAATAGAATCAATCTCTCATTATCCGTACCTTTTGTGGCGTTAAATTTCTCATAAATTTCGCTAGCCATTAATTTAAAAGCATCAGATTCAGATATAGACAAATCAGCAAAATCTATAGGATATTCGTTAGAAGATTCTTTGGCCAATTCTGCTATGATATCAACACAATCTATATCTCTCATCAGGAGAATTCCCAATCTTCTGGATAATCAACCTGATGAACAAATTGAAACTTTTGTTCATCAGACCAAGAAGTTAAATAGGAGTTTTCCTTATCAAACAACTCTAGATATTCTTCATCAGAAATTCTTCTGGAAGAGACAATAGTTTCCCCAAGATGTAATTGAGAAAACTCCTGCTGAACCTCTTCCATAGAAACAGTATCTAAAGCGTGTTCTTCATTCTTACATTCCACAACGTAGTTCATTCGAAACTGCGAAATAGCAGTCACAATATATTTTGGCATAATACAACTCCTAATATTCCAATCGCTTTCTCAAAATAACAGAATCCGCCTTAATTTCATAAACTAAAACATCTCCTAGATGTAAATCTAACTCTTCACAAATCTCTTCAGGAATCTCTATTATAGCATAGCCCTCAAAATCATATTCGACTTTTCTTGTATAAATTTTATTCATTTTCTTTCAATATTTTCTGAACGTCTTTGTAGCATTTCCCACAATTACAGCAAAGTTGTAATTTATGGAATTCTCTGACAGACTTAATCTTATTACACTTAATAAGACTTCTCATTTTGGATTCATTTAGATTAGAACAAACGCAAATAATCATAAACGACTATTCAGAATATCCCATACTTTCTTGATAACTTTCGAACTCTTGATCTGAAACTCTACAAACATCACCATCTTCATCAACATATAAAACGCCTGCGTCCTCAAGAGAATATATGGCATTATCCCAACCTTTTTTCAAACCCCTATTATAGACATAATATCCATAAACCCCACCAGCAACACAAAGAGCAATAAAAAACTTAATTTCTTCCCAACTAATTTCTATTGTAACCATATTAGTCTCCTGGTTTATAAACTTCCTTAATATTTATTGTAGGTTGCTTATTGTACTGTTTACGAAAATGTTTAATGATATATTCTAATACCGGAAAATCTACCCCGACAGATTTACAAATATAATAATCGTCAAACCCTGCTTGGACCAGTTGATCAACATCGTCAGAAATTGGCTTTAGAATTCCCATATTACCTCAATTTTGAAATTTCTAGTTTAACGTCTTCGATTGAAATATTATCAGTAGATACGGAATGTTCCGCATCAAGAATCATTTCTACCTTCGTTACTGTAGATTGTTTACCAATTTGGTAAGCAACCCAAGAATTAGCAAATATAAAAACTAACAGTAAAAAACCTTTCAATAAAGAATCAGTTTGTTGCATATTTTGCTCCTGTATATTGGGCTTTGATAGATCTTTCTATCGGATTAGAAGGAATTCCATCTCTATGAGCCGATTCTACAGCAACTTTAGCATGATCTTCAGAGATAAACCATCCAATGAAAAGGTTATCTACCATTGCTTTATACTTATCGCCATATAAAACAATAGAACCTAGAATTCTACCGGCAGGGTCGTGATAATATCCGTTGGTCCAAGAATCCATAAACGTCTCCGATTATTGTAAGAAATATTATTATAAACTTGGAATGTGAAAAAGTAAAGTCGGATTTTCGTTGGAAGTCTAGGGTAATCCGCAACCTAGTTCACACATCCCAAGGCGCGAGAGGTGTGGTTATAATAAACTATTTATTCTTTTAATAGTATCTTTCCAGGATAGGTGATGAATACCAATTCCACCCATACTGTTCCAATTATCAATAGTAGATTTGGTATCATCTATCAAAATTCTTCCCGGTTTTGAATAATAATGCTTATACTTTTTTCCTGGAACGAATACCGGATGAAATGGTACATTATATTTCTTCAACCAAAACCCCTTTTGTGCTGACAATTCTTTTATGTATTCTTCTTTTGCGGTCGAAGTAAGAATACAAATAGGAATCTTGTGTTGTTTATGGACACCCTTTAGATACTCCAAGCCTTCTTTAAAATCCGGCATAGGTTCTAGAACAGCAAATTGTTTGTTTTCAATAAAATCATGAAATCGCTTTTTATGAAGTTTTTTACGTTTTGTATTAGAAGGATTATAATCTTCTTCCGGGTCCGCTTTATAGAGTTGAGCGTATCTTTTCTTGAAATCAGAAAGTACGCCATCTTGGTCAACAAAAATTTCACTTATCATTTTTGAGTAATTTTGATATTTTAAATAGATTTAATTCTGCGTAACTTAATTTCGATCTAAGTTCGCCATTAATAACAGTTCCACGGGAATCAAGAACTTGAGTTATTTGCTTGAGCAGACATTCCGTAAGAATTATCATTTCTTCTTTTTCAAAGGATTTCATATATTCACACGTAAAAAAGGAGGGATATTTGGTAATAAGGAATCCCTCCTGAACCTCACCTAACTCAAGCGGCTAGGGCAAATTTTGAATCATTTGCAATTATTGTATTTACTTCTTTGACCGGGATATCCCAATCCTAACGACTTCAGTATTGCCGAGCGCATATAAACTATTTACTACCACGTCGAAACTGATCTTCCCCATCAAAAGCATACTATTCATTAGCTCTTACTAGATATAAACTTGATCAGTTATTATATCGTTCGCTTTCTCGGTTATAGTAACCTTCCTAGTATGCTTTTGGTGGAGAAGGCGGGAATCGCACCCGCGTCCGCAATAACTTTCGTTTATATGTTTACGCTGTTATAAACTTTCAACAATTAAACCAAACAAATATGCGACGGACCCAATCATACCAAGAAAAAATATCAAAAGAATAGTTAATAATACATTTTTTGTTAAATCTTCTAGCATAATTGAGTCCCCGCAATAGTTTATATTAAACTATTTATATCAATTACCTTTTCGGAAGGCTCTATCAACTTTTGCTTCAAGTTCGCTCAGGCGAGCATCTTGAGTCGCATTCTTTTCAGCCATTGCAGTATGATCCGCTTCAACCGCACGCATATGATCTGTGAGTTGCTCTTGAACCGAAGGAGTAGTTGCCTTTGCTGCACAACCTACAAACATACCCATACTTAGCATTAGAATTACAAACTTCATAATATTACCTCATTTACAGCTTAACAAAACATCACCATTATTGGTGAATTTGGGTTGGAGTATCGTCTCGTGTTTAAGATCAATATTGATCTCCTATCCTCCGATTTAATCTTGCTCCGCAACGACAAGAATTCTAAGCGAATCTTTTGATAGGATGGCATTTCCCCTTGACGATTAGGGTTTGCGGTTTCTTTCCCTCACACTCCAATAATCTTAATGAATCCATTCTTCTCTTACAAATTCTACTGTTCCTCTTTGAATCAGTTCGTTTAATATATCCAACTTCTCGTATTCCTCAAGCGCAGTACTTTCTAATAATTGCCTAAGTTCTTTATCCGAAAGATTCTTGTATCCTATCATTATTATTTTCCAATATATTACCAAACAATGTATGTAATTTATTTATAGAATTCTCTGAAACTAACCAGACATACCTTATATTAGAAGAATACTCCAGAAAATCCCATGCATCTTTGAATTCTTGAAATTCTCCAATATATTCAACGTCGTTCATAGGAGTCAAAACATAATACTTTTTCATGTGAAGAATATAAATTTAACACAAGCTGCAATGATTACGATTCTATATATCAATTCTATAATAGCATCAAATAAATGCCCATAGAATTCGTAATCACTCATTCTCATGTTTAGGTTTCATTGGAAGTTTTAATCCATGTTGAGCAAAATCCATAAAAGATTGTAAATCTGTTACATTATATTCAACACCATCTACTGAACAATTCGGAACACTACCATCATTAAAAAAACAAGGAAGCTCGTACAAATACCAAGTGAGCCATCCGTATAAATCTTCTCCAAGAAGTTTGGTCAGGAGGAATTGGTTTTGGAAATAAAGAGAATCGGTATACTTATTTTCGTTTATAAACTCGCACAAAGAAGTATCGACTTCTCTTAAAGAAGACAGATATTTTTCTGATTCCTTGTGATAATTTTCAATATTAGTTACAATTTCTTTAAAATCTTCAAGATAAACTGTCATAATACTCTCCTATAAATCCCTATCTTTCATTGCAGAATGAATAAAAACGCAAGCAAGTATCAAAGCAATTACATATATCGCTATGCCAAATTGGATTAAAGTAACCAAGATAACACCATATAAAACAATAAACCGCCAATAACAAGCCACTGACCCCAAACAAAAGTACCAATTTCCTCTCTAATTTCGCCAGAGTTAATTGCTACAAAAATACAAACGAAAAAAATTAGAAACCACATAACAATTCTCAAAAATCAAAACATTCCTTAGGAATAAAGGCGTAATATTTGTTGGTAATTTCGTCGTCGAAAATCTTTACCTTTTCTGCAAAAAGAGATCCGTTGTTTAAAATGATATTTCTACGGCGGCAGAAAATTTCTGTTCTCAACCTACTCGCTTTCTTACCACCCTCATAGAACTTACGATAAGCATATTTTCGCATTTGGGTTTGAATATCCTTCTTTGGATTAAAGGTTACTATATCGAAAATTTCATATCGTGTACCACTAGTACCGGGAGTGGAATTTTGACCATGAAGAACAATAAACTTACACATAACATCCTCTTATCGTTGATTAGAATTATATTCTACCGTTGAAAATTAAAAAAGTAAAGTCCAACCAGATTTATGATCGCAATTCTTCACCCAAATATCTCTCCCTTTTGTATTACAAACAACAAATCCCTCGCGCTCAAACTTTCTCGTCCTTTCTTCTCCGAAATAATAAAAAATAAAAAATGTAATAATCAAGAGAATGTAAAACCTTACGAGGAATTTATCTTTCATACCTACTCTCCATAAAGAAGCATATAAACGTCCGAAGCAACGTCATGTTTAGGGTTATGTTTCCAAACGAGATTTTCAAAATCAAACCCTGGAATTTTACAATATCCTCCTCGAGAAGTTTCTTTAAGAATATCTATTGCAGTCCTAAAGTCCCGCCAAGAAGAATACCTAAACAAAGGTTCCTCTTTTAAAGAATATTTACAAAGGTGATCGCTAATGTATTGGTCAAAAGAACCTCTGATAAAAACAACACTTTCAGAATTGTTTGTTTTATCTTTTATGTAGGATTTAAGAACATCTATCCCTTCTTTAGCAGACAAATCAGAATCAGAAGGTTTGAATGAAATATCTCTAGTCAATTTTGGAACTTTGGTATTCCACCAATCCATGGTATCTTTGGATACTGTTCTTTTATATTTCTGAATTTGTTCTTTGACGTCAAACTTTACAAGCAAAGTATTTTCTACCAGGTCTTCATAAGAATATTTCTCGGTTTCATCAAACCAAAGTATTGCCGCAGATAATACTACGGCAGTTTCTCTGGTATCCAAAGTTTCAATGTCGAACGCAAAAATAATACACCCCCAAAATAATTATATATAAAACAAAAAAGGACTTTTCAATAACAATTTGATTCATAATTATCCTCAAGAAATGAAGTCAATGAATTTTTTCAGGAATATTCTGGTATTCACTCTATTACTCATAACTTTATGAAACTCTTTTGACATAGTTGTAACAGTTTTACTATCAAAACCATCTGATAATGATTCTTCTTTATTCAATAGATTACCCTTAACAAAATAGAATTTATCAAACTCAGACGGAACTTCAATACAATTATCTCTATTAAATTCCCTAACTTTTGATGCTCCATCTGCACCAAAACCAAAATAAGAATAAACATTACGTTTTAGTTCTTTGGCGCTTGCTAACCTAAAGGCAAACATTCTAAAGTTAGAAATTTGTTTTGTAAACTTAACACAAGCATTAGTTTCTTGAATTCTGTTTCTCGGTTTAATCAACAAGGTTTCTTTAGTTTGTTTGTCTCTAAAATAGATATTTAAAAATTCTGTTTCTATTGTATAATTGCGAGCATATCCATTCTGATTAACATAAAAACAAATACCATGAGATTCGCCATCTGTAAGGTAAATACTATTTACAATCTGTACTTTAGTCCTAGTTTGGAACTCTTCAACAACTTTCTTTGATAGAAAAATAGAATGATTCAATGGAGTATTACCAAGACTAAACCATTCTGGAGGATATACCTTTGGACCATGCGCACCTTCATAATGACCAAAACTGTATCCATCAAAATTCAAAAGACAATTACTAGCATATACAAATTCTGAATTAGACATTCTGGAAGAAAATACATTATACAACATTACTGGTTGCAAAATCAGTTCTTTTTCTTTGAATTTTTTATTCCTATTTGGATAATTAGTAGAAAACGCATACACTTCAAATGGAATATTTTGTTTTCTACAAAATATAAGCATAGTCAGCAATTGCTTAATGGTATCTTTCATCCAATCAACCATTGAACCAGACCAATCCAAAAAGAATACAAGTCCGTGACTTTGAGACTTTGGAATTGAAGTAGACCGTTTAAAGATATCTTCTGAAATCTTATATGAATACAATTTATTAAGATGAATATCTCCTGTTTTGGATACTTTTGCTTTCTTTCTGCCTTTGGCGTTCTTTTTAAGATTAAATTCTTTAATCAAATAAGACACTACAGTAGAATTTTCAACTTTAAACTTATTATACGCCGTTTGATCTAATACAAACGGCATTTGTTTTCTATTATACCAGTCGCTATAATAAGCTGTAGAGAAATAATTAGAAAGTTTTTTATACAAGACTTTATAATCTTCTACATATTCTGATATTTTAATATCAGGAATATCTACATATACAGAATCTTTACTAGATTCAGAATATAATTCCTCTTTTCTAATTTCTGCTTCTTCTTGAGTAAATGATTTTAGGTTACTCTGAATAAATTCTTCCAAAGAGCCTAATTCATCACCACCAATAGAATTAGGTAATGTGCTATTATAGTTTCCAGAATCACTAGATTCTGAGTCTTGTTCACCCTCTTCTGTTTCTCCAGATAGCGGGGCGATATTGTTAGTTATGGAATCAAAAGGTTCATAATCACCATAAGAAGGTTTGTTTTCACCCAAACCGTCTGATTCTTCTTCATATCTTTTTTCTAATTGTTCTTTAATATAATTTTGAATTTCCAAAGAAACATTAATAGTTTCTTCAAAGGTTTCTGTAGTTTCTACTTTATTCAGAAGGACTTTTTCTTCATCGTTGAATTCGATAAAAGAAAGGAATCCAATTTTACAGTAAAGGTTGATTTTATCAATCAAATTGAGCGAAGACAAGTCGTCTACTTTAGACAAACCAAAGAAATCAGAATTGGATAATTCTTTATATGCACGATAATAAATTGAACGCAAACCAGGATATTTCCGTTTAACCAACCTTTCAATACGACTATCTTCTACAACATTAACGATTGTATGATTTAAAGATTTTTTTCTACAAATTTCAACCCAATCAACAGGCGAATTGATACTATGACCAACCTCATGCGACAACATCAGGTCAAGGCAGTCTGTAGACAGGTCATCCTTAAACTTAGGCACAACAAGAAGTCTATTTTTGGTATCAAAAAACGCGCTTCTAACGCCAGACCTCTGCTCAACAAGTAGGTTCTCTTCAGACATCAAGCGAGCAAGGTTGGATTTGGATTCTGTAAGGTTCATAATCTTCCTCAAATTTACGTTACGAAATAATCATAGCTCACAACAAGAAAAAAGTAAAGTGAAAAATAAAGCTTTACTTTTTATTTTTTTAAAAATAGAATGAGTATGTACCCCGGTTGAACTATAGAATTTAGATAAATATTCTATTTTAGAAGTTCTTATAAATGTTAACTTATTCCATTCGTCATATTGATTTGAGCGATCAAGCATTTGTTGATGAATTTATTGCTTCTTTACATAAGGAGTTTTTTCGTTCTGATATTTTCGAAGCATCTACGCCTTTATCAATTCCTAATCATTATCATTTAGATCATGAGAGCAGGTTTATTCTAGAAGGAAATGCAACATTTATAATTGATGGTAATGTTTTTAATTGTTCTCCGGGAGATTATATTCAAATAGGACCAAAAGTGATCCATAAGTTTGAATATGACGGGGAATCTCCATTGAAGGTGATCAGATTTTTTTCTGAAGGAAATGTTTGGGAATCTTATTACGTTTAGGAGAATAACATGTTACCCGTTTTAATTATCGCTACATCGGTAGTATTTCTCATATTAATGGGAATATTAATGTTAACATTTTTTATCCCGTTTGTCAATAATATACTAGAAGAATTATTTAAAGGCGAATTTGCAGTATCCGTAATTGAAATGTTTTTGGTTGTATTTATATTCTTGACAATTATATTTGGCGGATTTGCTTTGTTAGTTAGTTTATTATAAATAATTCTATTTGGAGAATAATGTCATGACAGAATTAAACAGATTAAAAAGTGCATTAGGCAGTAAAGAAAACCTCGACGAAATTTCTAATTCTGTTAAATCTTCTTATGTCAAAAAAGCGATCAATAAAAACATAGAAGATTCAGGAAATCTTATCAAGAAAGGTAAGGATATGTCTAATAAAGAATATGCTGATGCAAATCAAAAACTTGATAAAAGAGATAAGAATATTAAAAAGGTAATTTCAAAATTGAGTAAGCCAGTACAAGAATCCAAAGACCCAAAAGAATACGATTATGAGGGTGAAATGGCGAAGAATGATCTGCATATCATTACGATGCACGCAGAAAGAATTGCTGAACTGTTGGATGATAACACTAATATGCCAGAATGGGTTCAATCAAAACTAACTCTAGCAAAAGATTATATGCAGACCATTTCTGATTATCTTTGTGCAGAAATGAGAGAAGATATGGATGAGGCTTGCTGGAAAGGTTATGTGCAATTAGGTATGAAAGAAAAAGGTGGTAAAACGGTTCCAAATTGTATTCCTACAAGTAAGGTTCCAAGAAAAGCTAAGATTAAGTCTGAAGATGTAAGCGAATCGTCTGATAAAACGCTTGTAAAAAAACGTATGCCAAAATGGTAGTGTAGTTGATATTTTTTTAACAAAAAAAGCGGAGTAAATCCCCGCTTTACTTTTTTGAAGTCTTGCGCTAGACTATAGTCTCTATTAAATTTTTGAGATTTTTATCATGTTTACAGAAGCAGAAAAGTCGTTCGTTTCTATTATTGAATCCAAGTTCGGTAAAGATTATGTAATTTCTCGTAAAGAAATTGACGAACTTTATTCAGAAAACAAACCCAATGTTTCTTATCCTTATTGGTTAACCAAAGAACCGTATAAGGTTGCTTGGGGTAAGTTTAAAGTTCCTTCTACTGATGATATCGCCGAAGTTATTATGCCAAACCTAAATCCAGTAATTGAAAATGTAGTACCAATGAAAAAACAAGTTCATGAAATGAAAGATTCTACTTCTTTAATACCTCAAAAAGATCCCAATTTTGAAAAGTTCGGTTTCTATACAGACCTGAAGAATATTATTAAATCAAAAAAGTTCTTTCCTATCTTTATTTCTGGACTTTCTGGTATTGGGAAAACTTTCTTGGTTGAACAAATTTGTGCAGAACTAAAGCGTGAATGTGTTCGTGTAAATTTCTCTGTTGAAACTGATTCCGTAGACTTAATTGGCGGACCAAGTTTGGTTGATGGTAATATTGTTTATAATGATGGTCCCGTTATTGAATGTTTAGAAAACGGATATGTATTACTGCTTGACGAAATCGATCGTTCAAATCCAAATAATATTCTTATTTTGAATGGTATTCTTGAAGGTAGAGGATTTTATAATCCAAAAACCAAAAAGTTCATTCAAGCGAAAGAAGGTTTCAATGTAATTGTTACAGCCAACTCAAAAGGCTATGGAGACGAAACTGGTAAATTCTTATCTCAGATTCTTGATTCTGCTTTTCTTGAACGGTTCGTTATTACTCTGGAACAACCTTTTCCTACTGAAAAAGTAGAAACAAAAATTCTCTCACATCATTTAGAAGATTCTGACTTTATTGATAAGTTGGTACGTTGGGCGAATGTTATTCGTAAGACTTATCAGAACGGTGGTGTTGATGAAATTATTTCAACCAGACGTTTGGTACATATTGCAGAAACGTATAACATATTTAAGAATAAATTGAAGGCGATTGAACTGTGCTGTTCAAGGTATGAAACCCATGTCAAAGAAAGTTTTTTGGATCTGTATACAAAAATAGATTCTGGAGTGAGTTTTGACGCTGACGGTAATGTTGTTGGTGAAGAAAAAATTCACCCAATGCCAGATGATATAGCTTTTTAATTTGATTAAACCCCTCGGAATTATAAATACTTAAAAATTATATTTTCCGAGGAGTTTATGTTAAGATTTATTCAATACCTAGAAGAGAAAAAATCTTCTTATGAAGACAAAAAAGATACTGTAAATATAAGTGATATTAGGGGTAAAATGCACGAAAACCTAGTTCATCATATATTGAACGGTGGAAGTCATTCATCCCCTGGATATGAAGCAGAACATGATATATTAAGGCAACATATTTCTGATGAAGAATATGAGCACGCTAAAAAAAGAGCTGCTCATGCAGCAGAACATATTAAGAAACATATTATTCAACCACATTTAGATTCTGGTAGAAAACTTTCAAGTATTACTAGAACTTCAAAAGCCGGAGAAATAGGCGAACATCAATCAGACAACCCGTCTGATTTGTTATTAAATTTTGACGACGAGAAAGGCGAAAAATCTCGTCATGGATTAAGTTTGAAGGCGTCAGCTAAAAAAGGGAAACAGGTTCCAGTATCAAACCCTGGTTTGGGTACTTTGAAGAGGTATAGTGGTGTAGATTCTGGTTCGGATTACTCAGAGTTTCATAATAATTTACATAATGCTTATGGTATTTCTGGAAAAAGTCAAGCGGAAAAAGAAAAGCTAATGAAATCTCACCCACAGTATAAAGACATACAAAAGCGTGGTGGGGAATTTTTAAAAAGTTCTGTTTCTGCTCACGCCGAAGGATTGCAAAAACATTTTGACGAAAATCCAGAAAACAAAACACATTTTCTCAGAAAAGAAGTATTAAGGTTGAATGCTTCTCATCCAGTATCAATGGTTACTAGTGGTGGAGAAGGAGAGAATGTTGGTACGGAACATAAAGATTCTTCGCATTTTGATCATTTATTAGGCGATCATTCTAAAATATCGCACAGAGTTTCTGGTAATTCTATTATTTTTAATCATGCAGATCATGGCGATTTTGCTAAAATGCGGTTTAAGTATGCTTCTAGAGTAGGTTCTCCAATAAAAGGTTCTGGAGAAATTATCAAACCGAAAAAGAAGTTACCAAAAATGTAACAAATACTGAAAAAGGGATGGCTTCATCCCTTTTTTATTGTCTGGCGTAAAAAACCCTTTACTTTTTTTGAGTCTTGCGGTAAGATATATTTTCTGCCCTAAATTATCGAGAGTTATATATGAAATATAAGAAAGTAATTTGTGATGGTGAAGAACTAAATGATTATTATGTTAGTGAATCTGGAGATTTTCTTTCTAAGAAAAGAGGAACTTTAAAACCACTTAAAGTAAATTTTACTGAAGATAAATATAACCCATACCCTAAGATTGGTTTGTCAATTAATGGAAAAAGTAAAACTAAGTCGGTGCATAGATTAGTTTGTGAAACTTGGAAAACCCCTCCTATACCGGAAGAATTACAGTCTGTAGATTGGGATAGTATTTCAGAAACAGATAGAAATATTTTGTTAAGGTTTGTCTCTCACGCAGAGAGATACCAAGTAAACCACATAGACCACGACATTATGAATTTTAATATTAACAATTTGGAATGGGTATCAACAAAAGAAAATCAGAATAAGTATCAAATTCATAAAGCTTCGCGTTTATAATTATTGAAATATCTCAGTGAGATTTATATTATGAAATTTTTTCGTACTTCAGTAGTTCCAGTAATTTGGCGTAAAACTGTAACTGATAAACTTATTCCGAATTTATATTCGGGTTTATCTTTGGACGTTAAGTATTGCCCTTCTTGTAAACAATATCACCCTAAAGTGGATTTCTATTTTGAAAGTAGGTCGAAGAAAAAGTTTCCAGAACAATTGAGGAGTATTTGTATTCGTTGTTTTGATAAACCTAAACCTTCTAATGTTGAATCTTCTTCACTTACCCTTGAAGACTTTTGGTGATCCATTTGACCTTCCATTGACGCACGGATTGAATCTTGTGCCTGTGGTACCGATTATAACTTACCATATTATCGACATTGCTCAATTATCTAAATTCGCTAGGGTACAAGACCTGGTAAATTCGGAGATAAAACGCATAAGTAATCGGGGAACTTTATGTTCCCCTTCTGAAAACGCATAAGTAATTTGAAAACGCATAAGTAATTTGAAAACGCATAAGTAATCGGGGAACTTTATGTTCCCCTTCTGAAATCGCATAAGTAATTTGAAAACGCATAAGTATTGGGAGTCATATGACCCCATATGGCTATTCTATTCGGGGATGTTTTTACATCCCCTTGTATGGTCATACGACCATTCCATAGCGCCTGTTTCGCACCAACCCATAACATCTATCAGGAAGTTTATAAAAAGGAAGTTCACCCTCCAGCTTTACTTCCTGCTCTCTTGAGGTATACTATCCCTACTGAAAGCAAAAACACCTGGAGAATGAAAATGGCAAAAATCAATCTTGACTCTATCTCTCGTGATGATCTGATCAAAATGATCGCTGATGTGCAATATGTGATTGACGGTCACTGGTCTGATGGTTATGGCATTCATTGTGATACTGGCATTGACCTGGATACCTGCGATCAACTGAAGAAGTCCATTGATACCTTCTGCTCAATCAATACCAAGTAGCCTTTACTTCCTGATTCTCTCCAAGTAGACTATCCCTATTGAACAAAAAAGTAACTGAGGTGATATATGTTTGATTATAATATTCTGTCTCCAAATCGTCGTGCATTCGTTGACACTGCGCTGGAAGTTTTCCCGGATTTGTCTACCACTATCACTTCAAAGCAAATCGACCAGGTTGTAGCGGCAAAAGGTATCTCATACCCGCAATGGTTTATTGTAGAATCTAACAGGGAATCCCGTGGAGTATATCATTTCCCTACCAAAGTAGAAGTTCAAACCATTACTGAAACTGATGAGGAAATCTCAATTCGTATTGCTGATACCTATGAATCTATGGAAGCGTTGGTATCTTCTGTGGCATCCAATACTGTAAACTCGTTGATTATCGCTGGTGCTGCTGGTATTGGAAAGTCACATACTGTCAATAAGGTATTGACTGACATCAATTATGGATCGGAATATAACTTCACCATCCATAAAGGATACTTGCGTGCAACTCACTTATTCCGTATGCTTTGGGAAAATCGTCATTCTGGTATGACAATCGTTATTGATGATTGTGATGCTATATTTTCTGACGAAACTGCCTTAAATATTTTGAAAGCTGCATTGGAATTAAAACCTGTCCGTAGGATTGGTTGGGGATCAGAAAAGGAATTTCTTGATGAAGACGGTGAAACTATTCCGCGATATTTTGATTATGAAGGGTCAATTATATTCCTGACTAATCTACCTATCCGCGAATTAATCGCTTCTGGCAATAAGAATGCTCCTCATTTGTCAGCATTGGAATCCCGTTCGTTAGTATTGGATATGAAGATCAAAACTCGCAGAGAATATTTGATCAAAATCAAACAAACTGTTAACGCTGGTATGTTGCGCGATAAAGGTTTCTCCAAGGCTGAAGAAACCCAAATCATGGATTATATTGAACAGCACAAGGAATCTTTTACTGAACTTTCATTAAGAATGGTAGAAAAGGTATCTGCGTTGTTCAAGGCAAATCCTTCTAATTGGGAAAAACTTGTTCGGGCAGTTTGTATGAAATAAATACAAATTGTTTCTATGGGGAATCTTTTGATTCCCCTTTTTCTGGAGGTGTCATGTTTGTATCTATTAACAATATCAATTATTTCGTAATCCCCGATAACAAATCTCCAATTGAAATCTTCTATGAAGTCTTCAATAGAATGTCAATCCAATCAATCTCTCCAGACCAAAAGCGTTCCATTATAAACCAAATCAGTGAACAATTACAGAATGAACAATTACAGAATAACGTATACCGATCTGTTTGAAGGTACATTCACTTCTAATGTATATGCTTCAACAGAAAGCTCTGCATTAAGTATATTATTCAATGACTTAGGTTTCGTCACAATTCATAATATAGAAATTTTATGACAAGGTTATTCGCTGCTGTATTGGTACTAGGTTCTTGTTGGAATCCTCATATCACTATTAATGTGCTGGAGAAAATGGTATATGGTATCAATGGATTCTACTCCACCATGATACTTGCTGCAGAGGAATCTGCAAGGAAGCAGAGGTAGGAAGTTCAGGCTTTACTTCCTACCAGATTGAGGTATCCTATCCTTGTAGTCA